GTCCATCGTAATGTCCATGATGTTAGCATCAATACGACGGCCGATCTCTTCTTCTGCCATCTCCATAGTAATATAGAGAACATTTTTACCATACATCAGATGATTGGCAGCCATGTGACATTTAAGCAATGACTTACCTCCACCAGTAGTAGCAAGTAATACAGTCATTGATTTACGAGGCAGACCACCTTTGGTAATCTTGTTTAGGATATCAATATCAAATGGTATACGCTCTTCTTTTCTGTGGTAATGATCATAACGATCTTCAAAATCAACAAGGTAATCGTGACCAACACTTGAGTCAAAGCTAATACCAAGACTATCTTGTAATAGTTTTGGAATGCTACCCTTGTCAATCTCACCTTCTTCACCATCAAGTATCAGAATAGATTTACGAATACTATTATACAGGTCTTTGTCTTGGCAGAACTTTTCAGTCTCGTCAAGTAAGAACTGTGAGTTAGTAGTCTCGTCAATAGAAAACTCATTCAACACATTTTGAATAGTAGAGTAAGTATCTTCGTTAAGATCTTTACGCTTCTCAAGTGACAACTTAAGAGCCTCTATGGTGGGAGGCTCTTTGTATTGATCTACATACTCGGTAACAGTATTGAAGATTTTACGATAAGACAGGTCTTCAAAGTAATCATCTTTGAGATAAGGAAATACCTTTCGGCTATAATCCTCATTCAGTATCAGATTCGATAAGATCGTCTTCTCTATCATCTTCGGCTTCTCCCATTTCAAGTGTAGTTAATTTGAATTTCTTTTCAACATATTCATTAAACTTTGGATCAGCGATCAGGCCTTCAAAGAATGGTGTATCACCTTCGATATCTTTCAGCCTACGCTTTGGTTCAATTACTTCACCAGTCTTTTGATCTACTACGTTATACCAACCTTGGTTAGCTTTACATAGGTGACCAGATTCAAGAGCTAATTCAAATAGACTTGAGTACTTTTGAATACCAGTGTCGTATAATACTGTAAATGGTAGTTTAGCTTTTTCTTTAACATACCTGGATTTCTCAATATTAATTGTGAACTTAAACCCTTTCAGGTCAGTACCTTCTTTCTGTTGAGATTTAGATATAATAAAGATTTGATTAGCTGAATAGTAAATACCAGTACCACCTGAAACGATGTTCTTAGGGAACAGACCAATTTCTTTATAGGTATGGTTAACAGCAACCATTGGAATATCTTTACCGGTAAGCTTTGGTGTAACAATTCTGAATAGTGACTTAAGCTGTTTTGCTCTTGTCATATCAGCAACTGATTTCTCATCCATGGCATCTTGAACTTCTTTACGAGAGGCCAAGTTACCAATAGAGTCGATCATAATAAAGACTTTATCTCCCTTGTCAATCTCGTCTAATCGTTTAGTAGCGTCAAACTTAAGTTGCTCTACGTCTTCGATTGGTACGTGAATAACACGGTCGGTATCAATGTTGTAGCTTTCTAGATACTCTGGAGTAATACCATACTCTGAGTCATATAAGATAGCAACACCATCTGGATATTTTTGTAGGTAAGCTTTCATGCAATAGAGGCCAAGTAGAGTTTTAAAACTCTTAGATTCACCTGCTACTACTGTCAAGCCTGGAAGTAAACCACCTTTAAGTGAGCCGCAGAAAGCGATATTCACAATGGGTAGTTCAGTTTGTATTGGATCTTTGGTATTAAAGAAGGAACTTTTTGATAGTACAGTCGATCCTTTGACTGAACCTGCCTTCAACATTTTGTCTAGTAGACTCATAATTATTCTCCGCTTAGAATTTGATGTAGTTTATCTGCAAAAGCGTCAAGTTTCTCGTAGCGATTCGGCCAATAGATATAATCTTTTTCCGGGTTCGCTTGAAGATTGTTTAACAATGGAATGATAGCTTCGTACATGATTTGTGCTTTGGCTGATGCCGATTCAGCGGTTGCTGATGCAGTCTCTGCTTGTGCTTTACTTTCTTGTACGACTGATAACTCATCTTCTGTCATGGCTGTAAAGCCAAAATCAAAATTGGTCATGTCTATTGTTTCTTTGATTGACATACTTTCTCCTTGTAAATGTGGGGCCCTTGCGGACCCCAAGCTTGATTAGTTTCTTGCAAGATCTTTAAAAATTGCGAGATCGTCATCGTCATCATCTACTGCAGATGCACTTTCTGCCACTGGTGCAGTTGGAGCTGCAGCCTCGGTGATAGAACTTGAGATATCAAGATCATCAGTCGGTGTGGTAGATTCATATGGAGATGGTGCTGCTACTTCAACTGTCTCAGATGCAAGGTCCAATACTCTAAAGAGCTTGGTCTTGAGTTCATCGTAAGACTTGAAGTTAGTAGGTTCAACTAGTTGTTGTAGGGAATGCTGTTGATTCCATACTGTTTCCATAGCTTCATCATCATCCGATAGCGGAGTTGGTGCATCGAACTCAGACTTATCATAGTTTGGGTAACCCTCAAACTGTCTGATTTTAAGTCTAAAGTTGGCGCCTTCCCAGAGGTCAAACGGATTTACTGGTTCTTCATCTTCAAAGGTCGGATTCATTTGATCGTTTAACTTATCAAATATCTTCTTACCGAATGAGTACATAAAGACTTTACCTTCATTTTCCGGATGAGCTGGGTCTTTGACAACATAGATATTTGAAGTATACTTCAATCTACGTTTCTGTTTACGAGCTTGATCTTTATCAGCGTCAACACCAGAATTCCACAACTTACCGTTGAATTCAGATACTGGATCGTCTTGGTTGATAGTAGTCAAACTGTTTTCAATATACCAGAGACCGGTTGGGCCTTGAAAGCCGTGGTCCCAGACTCTTACGAAAGGCATTTCTTCACCTTCGGGAGCTGGTAGGAAACGAATGATTGCGAAGCCGTTACCAGCCTTGTCTCTCGTTGGTTTCCAGAATTTCCCTGCGTTAGGGTCTTGGTATGATTTTGATGAAATCTTATCGAGCTGTGCATTTAGCGACTCGAGTGACTTCGAACGATTCTTCTTAAGCGAAGCAAAGTTTGTAGGTGCCATAATTTTTCTCCTGTTTATATAGCGTTATATAGCGTAGTATTATAATTGAAAGTTCTCACGGATTATTCCTTTGAACTTCCCTTCATCGTAAACTAGAAAAGGTTTATATTTTCTAGATAGTCTTATTATATCACGTGAGATTATTTTGTCAACTACTTTTTCATTCCAATACTCGAAAATATTGGCAGCATGGGACAGAATGGTGAAAGTCTCTAATGAGATTTTCTTCTGACTATACTGAGTCATAATGTATGGATGTTGACCATCACGTGATACAAAGTTTCCTGACCAATCCTCATGTAGATGGTTCAGGTCGGATTTAAAAGTGTAAGTCAGTGACTCAATCTTTTTCCTCCAATCGTTATATCTGTATTCAGCCTCGCTGTCAAGCAATTGCCTTATCCAGATATTTGGATTATTTATAAAATTAGCGAGCATAAAGTTTACTGGATCGTCTCGTTTTGACAACTTCAAAAAGAAGTATGCGTCATTACGTGTACGAAACTTTTCAATGGACGCTCTGATTTTTCCATTGTATTTTACGAAGTCGTAAGCATCTGTAGAGAAGTGTTTCTTCAATGCCAGGTACTTTACGTACGTATCAAATCCTTCGTCATTTATCATTACATAGATCGTCTAGATTTGCTTTTTCTTCATCGACTTTAACCATCCTAAGCTTAACAGCTTCGTTGCGAATCTTCTCCCTAAGTATGGAAGATTTCTTTACAATCTGTGCAATGGTTTCTATTTCTAAGTTGTTCTTCTCTGCAAAATCTACTAGCGCGTCGATATAAGGAACGCCTCTTGATAATTGTCTAGAGATTTCATGGTGAATTTTATCTGGTGTTAGTGCGATAACGCCCATGGTGTCTCCTGCTGTTTTCTTTTTTGTCATAATATCCTATTATTATATACTGTTTTGGGTCATTTGTCAACCTTTATTTTCAGTATTTTGAGATAAAAAAATGGATCAGATATTTTACTACCTAACCCATCTATTATAACACAACTAAATGTGTTTGTCAACCGTTATTTTACTTTTCTTCTACGAAAGCGTAAAGTTCCTTAGCAATACCGATAACGTCCGCAGCTTTGACTTGTCTAGCTGGAACAGTTTTTGGTGTTTCTTGGTTGTTGTGATTGTAATCCATTACCTGATTTACTTTCCTATCAATGTTACGCTCGATTAAGTCTTGAGCTTGAACCAATAGGTTTGCACGGATCTCATATCCGGATTTTGTATCTGACATAATATACTCCTTTGTGTGTGTATGTTGTCTCTAGCAGCAATATTGCCACTATTACTATTTATTATAACACAAAAAGATTGGTTTGTCAACCCTTAGATGACTTCAAATAGAACATTGTCTACATACTGATCTTTGAGTTCTTCTGGTATACCCATAGCAAGGATTGAACTGTGTAGCATCTTGTTCATTTTTTGATTGATACAATATTTGTTTTGAGCTTCTTTTGTATTAACTTTATCATCTGGGAAAACTCTCATTAAGTTCTCTAGATAAAATTGTTGTAGGTTGATCGCTGTTTCGCATAACTGATCTAACTCTTCTCCAACCTTCACAGTACCAGCTGCCATCATATCTACTGAGAATATCTCTTGAGCCCATGGTGGTAGCTCACGTTCTCTTTTCCAACTTAAATCTTTAACTGTCTCGTGGAAGTAGGTTTGATATAGATTAGTACATAGTCCATCGTGTATTTTACTATAATCACAAAAGACTCCGCTCACTTTGGTAGGAGTGGCTACTATATCTAATCCGAATACTGGAATGTCAAGATTGACCTCAGGGAAAACATTAATGTGCATAAGCCACATTTTATTCTTACCTACTGGTTCTATTGTTTTTAAGTGAGCTTTACGAATCAGCTCAGACTTCCAAAAGTAATCTGACCAACCAGGTAAATCACCAGCATGGATATGGCTGTCGTTTTCGTATTCTTTGAGGTGACTAGAGAAAGCAGCACGGAGCTGATCAGCTAATTTTCTTAACCTATCGAACAGTTCTGATTCCATCATTCGTCGTAATCTGGGGTGCTTAATTCTGAAAGTATAATGTCACTACTATCATAATCTTCTGGATTCTCGTGATACATTTCGATTAGCTCATGGAACATACGCTCTGCAAACTCAAAACAATGCTTTGCTTCTTCTTCCATTCCATCGTGCAATAATTCTCTAACACCTTGGATGAGTGCTCTACGATCTTCAAACTCGTACATTTGACCAGAGCCAGGAATATTTCTTTTAATAATCTGACCACCATGAGCGTCGCCAAAATGACGTACATATAGGTGAGCTAGTAGACCATCAACATGCTCTTTTTCAGCAAGTACGTTAATGTGTTTCTCGTATTCTACAACACTGCGAAGAGGTTCTTCAATCTCTTCTAGATCATAAGTTGTTTCGAGTTCAACTAAATCTTCTTCAATTTGAGTTGACCTAAAGATTGCTTCGAGTTCCATTGGGACCTCTACAACACTTTCAAGTACTGAATAATTTGCTAACTGCGCGTGTAAGTATTGCTGATATAATCTTGGTGGTATATTTCCACTCAATAGCATATCTGCAAATTCTGTTCGTTCTGCGTTATCATGATGCTCTTTAGTTAGAGCCTTAAGGTTATTTGACATGTTTACTCCATTATATTGTGGCCATTCACAAAGCTTATTTATAAATAATGTTATAGTTATGATTAATCCATAATTTACCGACTACAAATCTATGATAGAGTTTACAGATGCAGCGATACTTAAAGCGACTGAGAAAACAACAGATCCGAGCCCAAATAATATCCGACTTGGTGTTTCTGGCGGTGGGTGTGCTGGGCACGAGTATATTATTGTTTATTCTCACGAAATAAATGATAACGACACAGTAATAGATTTCGGCAAATTCA